CAAGATCGAATATACATGCACATTACAGGACTTAACGGAACTAGTCAGGTCTTTTCAGGCACTGACATCTTGTCTGAATCTGGAGTATCAACAGGCTACCAATCTTATAATGGGTCTTTCGATTTCAGTGGTGTATTAAATAGAGTCACTATTGAGGTAGGTGGTAGAGATATAAATCTAGCCGTAGGTCCTGTCTTTGATGATGTAAGCGTTGACGTATTCTATAATGTAATCAATACAATCATTACTCAACAAATAACTACAGTAGAAGAAATTTATTATCTTAATCTTCTAGATACAGAGATTAACTTTGCAGAAGAAGTCTTTGAATTTAATGATATAGCTACGAACGATATTGGTGAGATAGAGTTTATGCCTTTTGAACCTGAGTATGAAGAAGTAACTTACGAAACTGTTGAGATAGAAATGGCAGAAATAGAATTAGAGTTTGAATATGTCGAAATTTCTTACGATGTCACCTTTGATGCTCCTCCACCCATGGAACTACTACCCGTACCTGATATGAATATGGACTTTGAAATACCAGTCAATATAGAAACTGTTACACTAGAGATTGAAATGGAGATGAATATAGAGTTACCAACCCTTGAAGATATGCCTCCTCCACCAGATATGATGGCTTCTGTTGAAGAAGTTGCTCCTCCTATAGAATTAGAAGAGATAGCTCCACCAATGGAGATGGAAGAAGTGCCCCCACCTATGGAAACAGAACCTGAGATAGAGATTGAACCAGAACCTGTAGAACCAGAAGTAGAAGAAACCAAACCACAGATGGAAGAAGTTCAAGAAGAACCAGAGATGGTTGAATCAGAACCTGAAGAAACTGTTGAGGAAGCATCCGAAGAGGTAGAAGAAACTGAGGAAGTTGAAGAGACAAAAGAACCTGAAGAAGAGGCACCTGAGGAAGTTGAAGAGGTAGAAGAAGAAACTAAAGAAGAACCTAAGAAAGAAGAAAAAAAGGAAGAGCCAAAGAAGGAACCTAAAAAAGAACCTTCAGCAAAAGAAAAAGCTGCAAGTAAAATAGTGAAAAAGATTGATGATAAAGCAAGATATGATGATGCAGCTCAAACTAAAACTTTAATTGTTATGCAGATTCTTGGTAATACAAAATCATTCTTCGATACACAATCTTACATACAAGATACAAACGTTACAGAATATTTAAACAAGACAATAGACGACCAGTATGGTATGTTGTTTGACATGGCACAAGGACAGATTATGGATGATATGGTGAACTCACAATGGCAGAAGTCTCAGTAGGCGGCGTTTCTTTTAAAGGTGGACGCATGATGGCAGTCATCCTAGCATTAAGTAGTGCTGTAGGAGTTTTGTACGGTGGTTTCGAAGCCTTCAAAAAATTTCAAGATATGTCTGCTCAGATCGAGGCCTATACCGCGCCGGACCTCAGCGGGTTTGATAAGAAGATTGCTCTTGTAGAGACACAAACAGAAGCACAAATAGAGCTAGTATCACAACAACTAGATGCTTTGAAAAGCGAGTTAGAAATTATATTAGGTGAAATAGACCTAATAAGTCAGGTAAGTCGTGAACTTAAAGATGACCTTAAAACGGATTTACGAAACGTTGAGCAAGACGTACGACACATAACCGAAATTGTGAATGACGTAGAAGATAGACAAAAAGAAGACTCAAGAGAGCTTATAGAAGAGATGAAGTTAATGGAAGAAAGCCTTGACTTGAAGATTAATAAGGCTTTAAATAACCCTTTAAGTGGAATGTCCGCAAAAACAAAATAGGAGTATGTCATGTGTGATTGTAAAACAGATCAGGATTGCCAATGTCGTTTAAGATAGAGTTAAAAACAGTTCTACCTTATTTGGCGTTATTGGTGACGCTTGCAATGACGTGGGGAATGTGGAGCGAACGCTTAAACGCAGTTGAGAAAAAAGCAGATAGTGTTGCAGAAATGCAACAGGATATAGCTGTTATAAAAGCACAACTAAAGTCTATGGATGAAAAAATGGACTGGATGGAAGCCTTTTTAATAAAGAATTATAGTGAATTTTAATGGCCATTGGGAGATCTCAAATGGCTCAACAGGTAATGAAACCGGGAGGTAAAAAAAATGGCAAAGTTATGCGCAAGAGGAAAAGCCGCCGCAAAAAGAAAGTTTAAAGTTTACCCCTCAGCATATGCGAATATGTATGCTAGTGCAGTATGCAGTGGTAAAGTTACCCCTGGGGGTAAGTCAAAGTCTCAAAAGAGAAAAGCTGTTTCAGCTCAAAGAAAACAAAGTGGCGGTTCAATTGTAGCCGCAGGTTGTGGAATGGTTGAAGACTCTAAGAGAAAAAAAACCAAACTTTATGTGTAAGGAGGTAAATCATGGAAAAATTATGGAGTAAGTGGAATAGCTTGAACAAAAAAGGCAAGATTATTGCTGGTGTTGTTGCAGTCGTTGTTCTATGGGTCGTTTACAATCAAGTGGTATAATGGCAAAAAAAGGTTTACGCGCTTGGGTTAAAGATAATTGGGTCGACATAGCCAATAAAAAATCCGATGGTTCTTATCCAAAATGTGGTAGAAGCGGTGGAGAAAAAAGAAAAAATTATCCTAAGTGCGTACCTATAGCGAAAGCAAGAGCTATGTCAAAAGGTCAGAAAGCAAGCGCTGTCAGTAGAAAACAAAAAGCAGGTAATCCTGGCGGTAAACCGACCATGGTAAAAACAATTGTCAAGAAGAAAACTAGCCGAAAAAATAAAAAGTGATGTCATAAATTGGTCTAAGAATGTCTTAGAGCCAATGAACAAACATATAGGTTTTCCAGCATGTCCTTTCGCTGCTAAATGGAGAAAAGATAACAAACTTCGAATAGAAGTTAGATTTGATAAAACCAAGTACGAAAAACATCTAACTAACATAATTAAAGATTGGAACAAGAAACAACACGATATTATAATCTTTTGTGATCCTTATTGGGATCAATATGATGAAGAGCAATTTCAAGAAAAGATAGATTTTTATAATAAAACATACAATAGAAGAGATGTGTATTTCATGGGGTTTCATCCCAACAACCCTGCAACTGTAGAAGAACAAGAGTTTTTAGTAAATCCTCATGATGATGGTGATTGGGAACCTGAATATCAATATAGTATGATGCTTGTTCAAAAATACAAACAGCTGTACGAAGCAAGTTGCAAACTACATAAGATAGGTTATTATAAAAAATGGCCGGCAGAGTATTACGATGATGTCGTAAAAACTCGCCAAGATGCATACGAAAAACTTTTTAAAAAGGAGAAACAACATGGGTCCAATGAAAAAACAAGCCATGAAAAGAGGCGGTAAGCCTGTGGCTATGAAGCGTGGCGGTAAAGCTAAAAAGCAAGTTAAGAAAAAAAATAAGAAAAAGAAGTAACTTATGGCTACCTCTAATACAACAACATTTAATTTAAGCTTTGATAACATCATTAATCGTGCTTATGCTCGATGCGGTACTTCTTTAAGAACTGGTTATCAACTTCAAGCTGCGAGAGACAATCTTAATCTGTTATTCTCGGAATGGGGTAATCGAGGTATCCACCTTTGGAAAGTAAAAAATCATACACAAAACTTAACAGCAGGAACAACCACCTATACAGCTCCCGCTGATGCATCCGATGTTTTAGAATTAGTATTTAGAGAAGTAAGTGGCTCAACAACTACTGATACAAGTATGACAAAAGTTTCAAGATCTGAATATGAGAACATACCAAACAAATTTTCTCAAGGTCAACCAAGTCAATATTTTATACAAAGAAATTTATCTAATGTTGAAATTAGTCTATATCAAACACCAAATACAACAGATACTCAAATAAACTATTTTTATGTTGGACGAATAGAAGATGTTGGTGCTTACACAAATGATCCTGATGCACCCTACAGATTTTTACCATGCACTGTATCTGGGCTTGCATATTATTTAAGTCAAGAAGTTGCTGTAGAAAAATCACAGGAACTTGAAAGAAGATACGAGGCAGAATTACAAAGAGCACTTACAGAAGACAGTCAATCTACTTCTGTAAATATAGTGCCAAGAAGTTTTTATGTGGGGTAGGCAATGACCTTTGCAAATGGTAATCGTTCACTTGCTATATGTGATAGATGTGGACAACAATACAAATATTTACAATTAAGAGAAGAGTGGAATGGATTACACGTTTGTCCCGAGTGTTTTGAACCCAAACATCCACAATTAGATCCAGGTTATCATCCTGCAGATCCTATTGCTCTTCAAGATCCAAGACCTGAATCAAACAAAATATTAACAGCTAATTCACCTACAGGACCTAATGATGCTGTCACAGAAACTTTTGGACAGCCTATGCCTATGGTGGTGTTTGTTGGAGATCCAGGAGATAGTGGTTTTATGACAACAACACAATCCGTATCACCTGATGATGGTGGACCACCTACAGGCACATCAAGTATGTTGCCTCAAGTCCCTAATCAAAAATTGACCGTATTATCTTTTGTTGGTAAAGTATCTGTGGTGATAACATGAATTATTCTGAATTATTAGATAACGTAAGAAACTACACAGAGGTAACTTCTGATGTTTTATCAAATACTGTAGTTAATGTTTTTCTTACAAACATTGAAAATCAAATAGAAAGATTACTAGATTCTGACGCACAGAGAAGATATGCAACAACTACCTTTGAGGCAAACAATGCTTTTCTAGATGTATCAGGTCCAGAGGGTGGGTTTAGATTTGCAAGAGGGTTACAAATACATGCTGCAGACGGAACAATTACTTGGATGGAACAAAGAGATACTACTTTTATTGATGAGTATGCAGTAGAAAGATCAACCACAGATGTTAATTTTACAGGTCAACCTAAATATTGGGCTAACTGGGATGCAACAACTTTGATTGTGGCTCCAACTCCAAACGTAGCCTATACAGTTGAGATGTGGTATGACGAAACAGCAGAAAGATTAGGAAACGGTGCAGGTACAACTTCAACAACAACATTTATATCAAATAATGCACCAGAGGTTTTGTTGTATGGTACGCTATCGGAAGCATTTTCATACTTGAAAAATGACAAAGATATGCAATTATACACTCAAAAGTTCCAAACAGCTTTACAGGCTTTTGCTAATGAGCAAATGGGACGTAAACGAAGAGACGAGTATGTGGATGGAGTCCTTAGAGTGGCTTTGCCTTCCGCAGACCCAAAGGCCTAAGGAGGGCATAAAAATGACAATTAACCAAGCAGTCTGTGCTTCCTTTAAAAAGGAGCTGTTAGCAGGGGACCACG